TAGATATCTTTTGTTTCTGAATTTCACTTATCATCGCTGTTCCTTTCTCAGAATGTTGTTAGTATCGGTGATCTTAGAACAGAAGTAAAGTGTTATAGAGGAATATTTCACGAAAAAAAATTCATCGAAAAAAATGGGAATTTGCGGCATCCGGCATCGCAACGTCGTTTTATTAAACAAAAACAATGTGTTATCGCAGGTTCCGGTGTTTTTAGGTTACGGAATTAAGTTCCGAACACCGGAACTTTTCGCTTTACTTTACTGTAAATATAAGAGATAATAACAATGTCAGGGAGGTCCTGACGAACTGAGAAAGGAAATTTTGAAATGCAGAGAAATATAGCTCTCGTCGGTGACATCGTTCGTTCTTACGACTTTCAACCAATGCCTGATCGTGGTGAAAGCTACATAGAGGGTATCGTGATCAGCAAGACTGATTATTCATACACCATTGCAGTTCAGAAGCGATTGTTCGCTGGCGAAGTTGAAATGGTTGCAGTTGGTGAGACCGTAGAGACCCCATTCAAAATATTTTTTGGTGATTGGGAAGGCAGAATTGCAAATCTTTCGCCGCATGGTGTCGCAGCTTAAAGGCATCAAAGCAGATCCCAATATTATCTGAGAAAGGAAAAGAGATGAAGAAATTTGATGTTAAGCAAGATATTTCCGACCGAATCATAAAGCGATTTGAGGATGTTGGTGAATTTGAGATGCCGTTCAAAACTTTTGGAGCACAGAACTTCAAGAGCCATCGCCATTACCGAGGAATTAATGTTTTGTTGTTGGCGATGTCTGGCTACTCATCTCCATATTGGGGCACGCCAAAGCAATGGATTGAAGCTGGCGCGGATATCTCCGGGGCAAAATGCACTCGGATTGTTTTCTGGAATGTCAAAAAAATTGAAAGTTATGATTCTGATCAGGATAAAACTGTCGCTTTCGCAAAATACTATAATGTCCTAAATTCAGAACAGGTCACTGGTTGGGAGGCTCCTGTTTTCGAACACAAGGATGAAACCGAGATTGTTGATAAGGCTGATTCCTTTTTTGCAAATCTTGGTGTGCCGACAAAAATAGTCAGTGGTCGTGCTTGTTATTCTATTTCTGAAGATGAAATTAGCATCCCGCCACGTATTGAATTCAATTCAACCAAAACTTCCACAGCCACAGAGACTTATTATTCCACGTTGGCTCATGAGAATGTTCATGCCACAATGCACAAATCTCGTTGCGATAGGAAAATGAAGGTTTATGCTGGTGAAGAGCTGGTTGCTGAAATTGGTGCTGCTGTTCTTTGTGAGCAGCTAGGGGTCAGTTCTGAGATGCGTGATGATCATGTGTCCTATATAAAGGGATGGCTCGAGGCTCTGCGCAATGATAAGCAGTTTATCTTTACGGCTGCAAGCAACGCTCAAGAGGCAGTTGACTGGATGAATTCCCAAGCAGAAGAAATTGCTTTACTTTCCGCCTGATCCCGGTAATACTTCTTGTCTATTTCACGGCGCGACACCTCCCTGTTAAAACTAGAACCCCAGATTAATTTTTGGGGTTTCTTTTTTGATAATTTTCAAATAACCTTATCGCTATGTAATTGTTATATGACAATGGTTTGTAGAGAGATTTACATTGCCAGAGACAACTAAAAAGAAACGTGGTCGGCCACGCAAGAAGCCTGAGCCAAAGGTGCAGGTGCAGAGGCCTATTGATGATAGCCCACACAACTCTCATCTGAAGTGGGATGGCAAGGTTAGTGAGGATGTGAAATTCGATGGTCGGTTTAGCTCTGTTGAGCCACTGAAGACGCAGCAGCCCGGTCGCAAGAAGCCATACAAATGGAACCATCGTGCTTTACAAAATTGGATCATGGGTCAGGCTGATCCGGCCGGATTTCTATCGTCTGTTATGCTTGGCAAAGAGATCTTCCCGGTTTACGCACAGGATGAAGAGGGCAATGTTAGGCATGTTGGTAAAATATCTGCTGATCCGGAACTGCGAATATCAGCTGCAAAAACGCTATTAGCCAAGTGTGTCCCTGATTTGAAGGCAGTTGAAATAAACCAAACAATTGAAGAGCGTAAAATTATTGACATCAGCGCATTGAGTGATAATGACCTCACCACAATTGAGCGAGTTCTTGAACACGCTGTCATTGACGGAGATTCGAGCGGAGAAGATGCGCAGATCTCTAAAACAGTTCATTCAGGAATCTTGGCAGATAATCGAGCCGGGACGTAATTTTTACGACAACTGGCATATTGACGCTATTTGTGAATATCTTGAAGCAGTGGCTGATGGTGATGTTCGTCGCCTGATAATCAACATTCCTCCGAGGCACATGAAAAGCATCACATCCTCGGTTGCTTTGCCAGCTTGGCTGTGGACGCGCGATCCCCGGAAAAGATTCCTGTTTGCATCGTACGCAAATTCCCTGTCAATAAGGGATTCGGTTAAATGCCGGAGGCTAATTGATTCGCCTTGGTATCAAAACCATTTTGGAGAGTCGTTCCGCCTAACAACTGATCAAAATCAAAAGCAGCGATTTGATAATGACAAGACAGGTTATCGTATAGCGACATCAGTTGATGGTGCGTTGACTGGTGAAGGTGGTGATATTATCGTTATAGATGACCCACACAACGTCAGAGAGGCTGAGTCTTCAACTGTTCGTGAGGGTGTGCTTGAGTGGTGGGATCAAGCTATGCAAACACGCCTGAATGACCCGAAAACTGGTGCTTTTGTTATAATTATGCAGCGTGTTCATGAGGTTGATTTGACTGGCCATATCTTGGCCAATGATCTTGATGGAGATTGGCACCATTTATGCTTGCCAGCACGTTATGAGCCAGACCACCCATCAATCTTGACTGGCACTGGTCAAGGGATTGATCCTCGTAAACAGCGTGGTGAACTACTTTGGCCAGAGAGAATTGACGAAAATACCTTGTCAAGTCTTGAGAGATCACTTGGAGAGTATGCAGCAGCAGGTCAGCTTCAGCAAAGGCCAATGCCTCGTGGTGGCACAATTCTAAAGACAAAATGGTGGAGCGAATGGGATTCCGATAAGCTGCCAGATGTAGAATATGTTCTCCAGTCATGGGACACAGCTTATTCAGAGAAAGAACGATCAAGTTATTCAGCTCGTACAACATGGGGTGTTTTCAGCAAGGACAATGCTTGGAATGCTATTGTTATTGATTGTTGGTACGATAGGGTTAGTTATCCTGATTTGAGGCGAGAGGCACAGGATGCTTATCAGGAGTATGAACCTGATGCTGTGCTCATTGAAAAGAAAGCCAGTGGCCAAAGTTTGATACAGGATTTGCGCATGGCAGGCATTCCTGTGCTAGAATATATGCCCGACAGAGACAAAGAAGCACGTGCTCATGCAGCATCAGCTTTGCTCGAGGATGGAAGAATTTGGTTTCCTTCAAACAAAAAATGGGCTAAAGATCTAATAAGCATATGCGCAGCCTTTCCAACTGGGGAGAATGACGATATAGTTGACACATGTACTCAGGCTTGGTTGAGGTTGAGAAAAGGATGGTTCTTGACGCACTCTGAAGACTGGGAGGATGAGCAGGAGCCACCTAAGCAGAAGGCAGTTTTATATGGCTAGCAGAGACCCAATGACAGTTATTCCTTTCTCTGAAGGGATGCCGGATGACGCTTTGGAAGTTGAAGAATTGCCAGACGGCAATGTTCTTGTTGGCGCACCAGAGCCAGATGATGATGAGCAGGACAGTCGCTTTGATGAGAATCTGGTAGAGCAAATAAACATAAGAGAATTAAAAAGCGCAGCCTCTGAGCTGATAAGTTTCTTTGAGTCAGACAAAGCTGGGCGAGCTGAGTGGGACTTGCGCTATAAAGATGGCCTCAAAACATTAGACATAGATGGCAATCTTGTTGATGATGACGAGGACCGAGCGGTCCGGGGACTGAGTCAAGTTGTTCACCCAATGATTGCCGAGGCAGCAACGCAGTTTCAAGCACGCGCAATCGCAGAGTTGTTCCCACCGGGAGGACCAGTCCGCACAGTTATAATTGGCGAAACAACTGAAGATCTTGAAGAGCAGGCAACTCGTGTCAAGGAATACATGAATTACCAAATCACAGAAAATATGCCCGAGTTCTTCCCTGATTTGGACAAAATGCTCTTCCACTTGCCATTGGTTGGCCAGACTTTCAAAAAGGTTTGGTATGACCCAACGATGGAGAGGCTGACGGCACGTTTTGTTCAGGCAGAAGACTTTGTCGTTTCACCGGATAGCACAGATCTCAAGACATCACCACGCTATACCCAGATAATAAAGCTGTCTCGGAATGACTATAATAGATTCGTTCGTGCTGGTTATTATGAGCCTCTTGATGCAAGAACAGGTGGCACTGAAGATAGCGACCAAAACACTGTTGAGAGTATTGAGGGAATTTCGTCGTATGATGCTGACAGGGATGATGGCACAGTTGTCCTCCTTGAGATGCATACTTATTATATGTTTGACGGAATTGATGGTGCTGATTCCTCAGATGACAATGCAGTTGCGTTGCCTTATGTTCTCACAATTGACCAAGAAACGGAAACCATTGTTTCAATTCGCCGTAATTGGCATGAGGACGATGAGCGTCAAGAAAAGCGTGATTGGTTTGTTGAGTATAAATTCCTTCCAGGACTTGGTTTCTATGGCTTTGGCCTTTACCACATAATTGGTGGCCTTGGCAAAGTTGCAACAGGAACATTGCGTGCTCTCCTAGATTCTGCTGCTTTCTCTAATATGCAAGGTGGCTTTAAATTAAAAGGCAGAATTCCCGGTGGCGAAATGGACATCGCTCCTGGAGAATTTATAGATCTTGATGCAACGGTTGACGATGTTAAGAAGGCAGTCATGCCGTTGCCATTCAAAGAGCCATCAGGAACTTTGTTCCAGTTGCTTGGCTTTATTGTTGATGCCGGACAACGGTTTGCTGCCACGGCAGATTTGAATGTTGGAGATGCTAACAATACTGCCCCTGTTGGCACAACAATTGCTTTGATTGAGCAAGGATCAAAGATCTTTAGCGCGATTCACAAAAGGCTTCACAATGCCCAAGGCTTAGAATTCAGATTGATGATTGAACTGAATTCGCTGCATCTTGATGAAGAAATAGAATTTTCTGTTGCTGGCGTTTCAAGTGTTGTCAGAAGAGAAGACTTTGACGATAGAATTGACGTTATTCCAGTTTCAGATCCTAATGTATTTAGCTCAACGCAGCGAATTGCTCAGGCTCAAGCTATTTTGCAAATGGCTAATTCGGCACCACAGCTGCACGATATGCATGAGGCATACAAACGAATGTATCAAGCCATTCGTGTTCAAAACATTGATGAAATTCTTATTGAGCCAGCAGAAGCAGCCCAAATTGATCCGGTTGACGAGAACATGGCAGTTCTCCTTGGCAAGCCAATCAAAGCATTTATTGAGCAGAACCATGAGGCCCATATTGCCGTTCACATCCAGTTCATGAATGATCCTTCATTGGCAGGAAATCCCGCAGCCCAGCAGTCACTCGGCCCAGTTTTGATTGCCCATATTGCGGAACACGTTGCCTTGCTTTATCGCTTGCGAATGGAGAAGGCCATGGGCATTGATATGCCTCAGTTGCCTGATATGAGAGATCCTAAATTTAAATTCGACGACATGCCCCCGGAAATGGATAATGCTATTGCCCAGCGAGCAGCTCAAATTGTTCAGCAATCTCCGCAAATGAAACCAATCCCAGGATTGTCAGATATTGGTGGCCAGCAGCAAGGTGCTCAAGATCCGTTAGAATACGCCAAACAACTCGCGCAACTTGAGGCTGAGGCTCTTAAAGCTCGCACTGAGGCAGAAATTCAATCTGATCAGGCCAAGGCACAATCCGACATGGCTATTGATCAGGCCAAGGCACAGCAGCAACTTCAAGCACAGATGATGAAAGTTCAAGCAGATCTTGAAGCTAAGATTGCTAAATTGCAAGCAGACATTGAACTTGCGCAACAGAAAGCTGTAATTGACGCACAGATCGAGGAAGTGAAAATTGATGCCGAGATTCAGCGAGATGCTGAAAAGACAAGCGCAGAAATTCAGCGTGAAAATATCAAAACACAAGGAGATATTCTTTAATGGCTAATGAATTTCAAAATTATATTGACTCTTTTAATTTGCCACCAGGATCTCCAACGGTAAATGCAGGTCGTAGTGGTGAATTGAAGCAGCGTGCTTATCAAAAATATATTGATGCGCTTGGTCGTTTAAGAGTTGCCGAGGGGCAAACAAAAGGTCCGCCAATTAATATTGGTGCCACGCCAACAGGAGCCAGTCGTGGCGTTCCTGAGTTTAGTGCGGCAACCACAGCACTTAATGATTACCGATTGCAAGAGTTGATGAACTCTGTTCGAACTCGTGCCATGTCTCCACGAGAGGCTGCAACAATAGCAACGCAATTAGGTATAGGACCTGCTGGTTCAGGGTCAATTTCCGATGCCGATGCATTTGTGCAAATGATACCAGCAGTTGAAGGCAATGTATTGGTTGAGCCAGCAGAGTCAAAGATGAGGGCATATCAATCAGCAACGGGATTGGTACCATCACCAAATTTGATGGGTTTCTTCAAGAGTCTCTTTCGTAAACAATCTGGAGGACAATGATATGAATTGGATAAAATCAAGGTTGATTGAACCAACTACATGGTTGGCGGTTGGTATTGGAGCAGTTGTGCTTTCAATTATTATACCTCAGGCATCGCTGACATTTCTTGTGATTGCAGCAGTTACTGTCGGTGCTGGCGTCTTCATGAAGGAAAAGGGCAATGGCTGATGCGGTAGACATGAAGGCAATGTTTAAGGCTAAGATGGGCTTTTCTTCCGAGGATGTTCCTTTGGATGATGAACAGCTTGAAAATTTCTTAATGCTTTGCCACCAGTCAATGCTCGGAATTTCTGATGACGATGGCGAAGAAAATGAAGTCAAAGTCAAAGTCATGAAAATTCATGATGGCAATGTTCACGGTATGATGGATAAAATCCTCGGCAACAATTACTAAAAGGAGTTGCAAATGCCCTATGGCAAAGGAACATACGGGACGAAACGTGGTCGTCCACCCAAGCAAAAGAAGAAGGTCGTTAAGAAAATCAAAAAGCGACGCAAGTAATAATGCCTGTCCGCAAGGTCAAAGGTGGATATAGATGGGGCAGTTCTGGTAAGGTCTATAAGACCAGAGCAGCAGCTGAACGTCAAGGTCGTGCCATCTATGCATCAGGCTATAAACGAGGAAAGAAGCGTGGCAAGAGGTAACAATGGCATTAACTGATGGCTATGGAAGCTATATTCCTACGAGGGTGACAGGGGCATTAGGAAATTTGACGGACGACCTCAGCATATTGGGTGAGGACGAAGCTGCAAATGATCCTGAATTAACACTTGCCTCTTTTCGCCCGGATGAGGCCCAAGCCAAACTTGGTCTTTCTAATGTTACTCCCCACAAGGGTTGGCTCTCCTCTATCAATCAAGCGATGCCAAATATTTCAGACATCCAACAAAACTTATCGTTAGCCATTCAAGATCCAGGAGCTGCTCTCGACAAGGCTTTCCAAACAGATACCTCAATAGTTCCTTGGCTTGCTTTGCCAGTTCCTAATACCACTGCGATTACTGCTCTCGCAATGCTTCAATCAAAACTTCTCCAACAAAGGCAATTGGCTGATGTGAGAGGATTGCGAGACATGACAGCCGGGGTCCCCGGAGCTTTTGGCTACGCAGGATCTGTTGATGATCCAGACTTTCCTGGCTCCAAGACTGGCTTTACTGTTGGCCCCGGACTTTTTGGGGGAATGGTTCCAAGCTATGCTGCTCTTCCTGGAAGACTTGATGAGTATCCAGATACTGCTTGGGCTATGGTAGACGCAGCACAAGCACAAGCACAAGCACAAGCACAAGCACAAGCACAAGCAAATATTGAAGCGGCAAAAGCAGAAGTCGATGACGAAGGGGGCTATGATCCCGGCCCAGACCCGGACATGGAAGATGAAATGGAAGGTATGGAAATGGATTGATGTGTGATGCCAAGTAAAGGTGACATAGTTCGTGGCGCATTGGAAGGTTTGTCGGATGCTGCCCAGCGATGGGTCAATTCCATCAATGAAGATCTATTCGAATGGCCAGAATTTGTTGAAAAGGTTAAGAATCTTGACAAGGAAGCACCATTCGTATTTTCTCAATACGAGCCTAAAGTTTTAAGATCCGCTCTTGCTGAAGCTGCAGATGGTGTGGCAGATTTAGCAGTCATAAAGCCTGAAGACTTCCGCCTGCTTGCTGCTAGGAACATTGAGATGTGGATGCACGGTGGCAAAAATTTTTCCCCTGACGACCCAATAACTCAAGACATATACAGAAAAATAGACGAATATGCTGATATGTACGAAAAGGGCATACAGTTCAATGACATTCCTTATCTTAGGGTTGATCCGACATCCGAGGGAATTGCACAGGTTGTTGGTCACGAAGGTCGCCACAGAGTTCGTGGTCAGGAAAAGATTGGCGCGGATGGCGCATTGATAAGAATACTTCGCCCAAAGGACTACAAAATTAAAGGCTCTGATGATGTTCTGTACACACAAAAAACTTCAGCAGAAGGTGGTAAAAAATACAAGCCCACAGCCGATGTCTTAAAGTTCTTGAGTCTTGGTGGCACAGCTGGTGCTCTCGGCAATTTGGTGGAAGAATAATGGGCAAAGGCAAATATGTTCGTGGCGCATTGGAAGCATTGACGGATGCCTACAAGAGGACATTTGCCCCTGAGACATATTATCATTATTCGGACAGTCCGAATATCAAAGAATTTAATCCCGAAGCAGAAGACTCTTGGGGTCAGGGGACATGGCCAGCAAGGTTCAAGGAAAGAGGCGCAACATATTTCACCAAAGACCCTAGATATGCTGAGGATATTTTTAGAGAGCAATTATTCATAAAAAATAAATCTGGCGCCATACCATTGTCAATTAGAAAAGGGAATATCCCAACACAGTATTTTGAAGAATATCTTAAATTAAATCCTGGGGCTGCTCCATCAACATACCCAGTTAAAATAAAAACAAAAGATATATTTGATTTTCAAAATCAAAAACAAGTTGATGATCTTATAAGTGAATTGTCCCCAGACCCTGATTTAATTCGTGATGGCACATTAGATGATGTTATTTATTTAATTCGACAGGGAAATTGGGAAGTCCTTGAAGAAGAATCAATAAGAAAAATTTTAAAAGACAAAGGATATCGTGGATATAGAACTAACGAGCAAGGAACAGTTGGCCTTTACTATCCGGACGAAGGTGATGTTCGCTCTGTTCATGCCAAGTTCGATCCAAAGAAATGGAGATCGGGAAACATCCTTGCCTCAGTCCCAGCTGGCGCATTGGCGACAGGCGCACTCGGAAATTTGGCTGATGTGGAAGAATAATGAGTAAAGGCAAATATATTCGTGGTGCATTGGGCGCGATAATAAATGCCTCTGATTTATTCAAAGCAAAGACTGAGGCTGATGCGCAAAAGTCTATGAGAGAAACGCAAAAATTCATGGGAGCAAGCGACGAGTATCTTGATTCAATAGGTAAAGGAGTTCGTTTCCAGGAGAAGCCAAGTTATTGGGAGGATATTGATAAGAGCATCTCCTCTTCCCAATTGAATGATTTGGAACAGGTTCTTGGAAAAAAATTGAACACGTATGATATTAATTCAGTTCTTGAAGATCCAAATCGGCCATTATCAAACTTGATGCGTGACAACTTGAAAGAAGAAGATCAGATAAAGGGTTCTTCTTTTATAGTTTGGGACCCAGACAGTCAATCTCGCTATCTTGTAAATACAAGCGGAGCAGACTCATATGTACGGATGTGGACTGGCATTGATTATGATTGAGGATAGAAACTGATGGCCAGAGCTAAAATCAAAAAAGTCGCTGCTGCAGAGATCCGAGCTGCCAAGAGTTTTCTCAAGCGTCGTGGTTTTACAACCAAGGATATCTCTCCGCGTAAATTTGCCCAAGCAGCCAAGGAGCTTGATAAATCATTCATCGAGACGTTGCAAATTCTCGCACAAGAAATTGAAGGTGGTCAAGGATAATGGATTTATCTCAATTCATGAATAATTTAAAATTCAAGATGAGTCTTGGGGGATCTGGAATTGTAGAAGGAGCCTCAGAAGGAGGAGTCAAAAGTCAAAGCTCAAATATTGGCGGAAAGGTCGGCTTGGGCATTGATACAGGTGGCGAGTCAAATCTAGATATTAGTGCCAGTGGTGGCTATGAAACTGGTGATGTAAGTTTTCCTGGTGCTCTTCAGAGACTTTACAATTTGCCACCAAAGATTAAATTTGGGACACGTGGTGTTCTTGGTGGGATAAACGAAGTTGAAGGAGTGTGGCGTGGCCCCGGAGGGGCATATGTAAGAGGAAAATTCAACCCGCAAACTGATGATGCGGAGGCTGGCATTGGTATTCAAATACCATTGGGTGGCCAAAATAAACAGAACCCACTTTGGAAAATTTGGAATTGGCCAAGATATGGCCCCAATAGATACACAATGCCAAGATGATAGATTATGAGTAAAGGCGAATTAATTAGTGGGGCATTGACCCACCTGACAGATCTTTTCGGGAGCTTCTTTTCACCAGCTCAAAAAGGAGCAGATAAGCTGGTGCAGAGAAGAGGAAGAGCTGAGCAAATGAAGGAGCAATTAATAAAAGGTGGTGGCTCTGGTACAAAGTCTGAACTTGAATGGATCGGTTTTGATGATTGGCTAAAGGACAATCCTAATCCTACAAAATCACAGATTCAAAACTTTATTAACGAAAATAAATTTAAACTGACGGAGCAGTTTCGCACCTACGATCCGGCCGAGCAAATGCTTGGCAAAGAAGGAAGAGTGCGTGATCTCACAACACCTTCCATTAAACGAGCTGAACTCTACAAAGATTTTATAATTAATGCATCAAGAGATAAATATCTATGGGATAAAATATTCAACAGTCCGGGTGTTGATCCCATAAACCGTCGAGAATTTGACAGCTTTACTTCTGATGCTGACAGACTTGATTATATTAAGCGAACCGAAACTGACATTAGCAACAGAACAGGAGAAAGAACTTCACATATTATAGATGATTCCATACGTTATCCAGGTTACAATGTTCCATCTCCAGTATTTCCTTTATTTGGCCATCCGGAATATGGAAAAATTGCAGGGCATCTTCTCGGTCCTCAAACAAGGCTTGATCCGGGACATTTTGTTCCCGGTAGAGTTAGCCCAGCACAACTTGTTGAAAACTATCGTCAACAAGTTATAGACGCAACCCCTCGTTATGCTCACTGGGAGAGCCATTCTCTTCCTGGTGGTACAAATAAGAGAGAAATTACTTGGTCAATCCCTCATTCTTATGCTGGTAAATTCATGGATCCATCCAGTCATTTTGATTCTATCAAAGAAGGAGAAAGTTTGTTTGGCTGGGTTCGTTTGGCAGACCATGTTACTGCTGATGGCAAAAGAGTTCTACTTATTGATGAGATGCAAAGTCCTTGGCTCCAACTTGGACAAAAGCATGGTTTTGCAATGGACCCAGCCAAGAGATTGAGAGAAATAGAGGACGAAATTCCAAAGGCCACTGAAATTCTTGAAAAAAATCACAATAAGGCTAGGCAAGAAATTTATAACAAGAACATTTATGATTACTCGTATGATTACTCGCAATTGCATAAACCTTTAGAATTTGAAGTTGGATTTGGCTCAGATAATTTTGAAGCACATGTTGCTTCTAAGTTCCAGGAGCTGCTTTTGGAAACTTATTCGTCATTGGATCTGGATTCGACAAATAAGGCTCTGAGGAAAGTATTGGATGAGCTTACTGCCATTGATGAAAATTTCCCCAGAAAAAGTTTCAGAGACCTTTTCGATTTTGTGAGAAACATGGATGTATTTCGCGAGGCTCGAAAGGCCAATACAAAAATTAATAATTTATATCTTGAAAAAACAAAGGTAAGCAGCCTCTCGAGAGATGAGCTTTATGAACCATCACGCCAGAGTCAGTTGTTGCCTGATGCTCCTATGAAAAATACTTGGCACAAAGTAATGTTTAATCGTGTCTTGGGGTTGGCTGCTGAAGGTAATTATGATATGGTAGCTTGGACACCGTCAGGTATTCAAATTGATCGTGCAAATCCTGAAACAGCTAAAGGAATGATCCGGTTTTATGATCAGGCATTGCCAAATGCTGCACGACAATCCTTAAGAAAATTTGATAAAAAGGCTACTGTTACAAATATTGACCTTAAAATTCCTGAAAGCCAGCAGAAGCAATGGCAGATAGAATCGGATACCCAGCCAGTACGGGGCATGGAAATTTCACCAGCAGCAAAGGGCAAGATCTTTAAACAAGGATATCCATCCTTTGCCTCAGGTGTTCCTATTGCTGCTGGCAGTGCAGGTGCTCTTGGAAGTTTGGTTGGGGAGGATATAGGTTTATGAACAGAGCAGGATTTGGTAAACTTTTAAAACCGGGCAACAAAAGGAGAAAGGCAAAAAAGAAAACAATTAAACGTAAATCGAGAGTTAGCAATGGCAGAAAATAGAAAAGATGTTGTTGTTAATGTAACTGGCGTTTCAATATCAACTGTTATTAAACTGGAGAAAGATGACAACCAAAGAAGTCCTTCAGAGGATAAAGCTGGAGCTTCAAAACAGGAAAAGCCAGCTAGCGAGTGATATGGTTGATGGTCAATTATCTGATTTCAGCCATTATCAAAAGAGCGTCGGAATTGCTGATGGTTTAATGGAAGCTAATGCAATTGTCGATGGAATTATTGAAAAAATGGAAAGCGAGGATGAATAATCATGTCTCATCAACATGTTCCCCAGCCTGTCGGCTGGAAAGTTTTAGTGAAACCAGTAGAACCAAAAACACAAACGGAAGGTGGTGTTTATCTTCCTACACAAGCTGTCGATGCAGAGGAATATTTGACAGCTCACGGTCACATTGTAGCTATGGGTGAAATGGCTTATCACGAAAGGGAAAGTGGTAGAGCTTGGAAAGGAAATTGGCCAAAAGTTGATGACCATGTCACTTTTGGTAAATATGCCGGACAAAAAGTCACTGTTGATAATGAGAGATTCTTATTACTCAATGATGATGAAATAACTTCAATTTTGCCAAATGGTTGTGAGGTGACAAGTCATGTCTGATGAAAGAAGTTTAGAGGATCAACAGAAGGATCTTGAGGAGCAAATTGCGAATGCTCCATTGGAAATTGAAATAACAGAGGAAGTTCCTGAGGCCCAAGCTGATGAAGAATCCGATAATAAAGAAGTTGAAGAAGCCAAACAAGTTGAAGACGACAAAGAATTTAGCAAACGGGTTCAAAAAAGGATCAGCACTCTCGTTCAACAACGTAACAAAGCTGAACAGGAGCGTGATCAAGCATCATCTGAATTAAATTCATTCAAAGTTCGTTTGGATCGTTTGGAGCAAGGCAATAGCCAACAGATTCAGAATGATTTTAATTCACGCTATGAGCAAACACGTGTTCATCTTCAAAATGCAATTGAAGAAGGTGACACCCAGTCGCAAGTTGCGCTTCAAGAACAACTTGCCGATATGCGTGCAGCAATGCGTGTTGCCGAAATGCAACGTCGAAGTGTATCCCAACAGCAAATTTCTCCAACTGTTGGTCGTGCAGCGCAAACCTATGAAGAGCCAACACCTGTAAAGGCCATTGATTGGTGGCAACAGAATCGTTGGTTTAATTCTGATGGTTATGAAAGAGAAACCGCAGCTGCAAGAGCCATTGATGTCCAGCTTGATCTTGAGGGACATGATAAAAATTCTGATGCTTATTACGAGGCTCTTAATAATAGGCTAAAAAATATGTTTCCAGATTTAATTTCTGGAGGTAAAGTGCAAAATACAACTGAAAGGCCAAGGGCAAAAAGTAGATCTCCAGTTGCACCAACTACAGGTGGCCCTAGTCGGAAAGGGAATAGAGTTAAAATGACCAAGGATCAATTGCAAATGGCTCGTGAACTTGGAATTACTGATGAAAAGGCACTAAAAGCCTATGAAGCAGAAATCCAAGCAACACAGGAGGCAAACAATGCCTGAGAAACGCAATGTCCGAGCAAATGAGACTCGTTCCAACCCTCGTGAGCAAGAAACTCGCGCAAAAACTTCATGGCAACCTGCATCTGTGCTGGATGCTCCTCCACCTCGACCAGGAATGGTGCAAAGATGGGTTGCGACCTCGATTCTGGGGAAAGAAACACCCGACAATGTCTATAAACGACAACGTGAGGGGTGGAATCCGCGTGATGCGGGAACTGTGGGTGATTTTGCTATACCAACGATCAACCACGGTCAGTGGTCAGGCTGTATTGGTGTTGAAGGTATGATTCTTTGTGAAATGCCAGAAGATATGCATCGGCAGATGAAAGATTATTATGCAGGCAAATCACAAGAGTTAAATGACGCTGTTGATACTGATCTCCGGAATGCTGAGAGGGCAGGAGGAATTCCAATCAATGCTGAGAGGAATTCAAGTGTGAGTCGTGGCAGGAGAGAAGTTCCTGTCATGGAAGATTAATTTTTAACTTAGCGAGGTAAGAATGGCAAATGCAGATGCAGCCTTTGGCTTTGTCCCTGTTCGTCACCTTTCCGGCTCAGGTTCTGTAAGGACCAACAAATACACAATCGTGAGTGGTTTGGCAGAAAACATCTTTAATGGAGATCTTTGCATTATTGATGCCAATGGCCAAGTAACACCTCATACTGCTACTGAGGTAAACAATATTGGTGTATTTGGTGGTGTTTCTTACACTGCGTCGGATGGCTCTTATGTCTATAAAGAGTATTGGCCATCAGGAACATCAGCCACAGATATCATAGCCTATATATATGATGATCCGTTCATTATATATAAGGTTCAATCGGCAGGTACTCCCGCCCAGACTAATATTGGCAACTGTGCTGATGTTGTTGCTGGAGCAGGATCAACCACCACAGGCCAATCAGGCTTCGAAATATCTGGCACAATGGCGGCAGGAACCGCAACGTGCAAGATAGTGGCTCTTTGGGATTCCCCAGAGAACTCTTTCGCAGCTAATGCTGTTATGGAGGTTCTTATTAATGAGCACCTCTATAAAGACAGCGCAGGCATTTAGGAGGGCTTAAGAAATGGCAATGCACAGAGCACAATTTGCTAAAATGCTCGAGCCAGGACTTAACACCCTGTTTGGCCTCGAGTACGACCAATACCCTGAAGAGTATAAGCCAGTCTTTGCGGCGAATACTTCTTCAAGAGCATATGAAGAAGATGTCCTGTTGGAAGGATTCGGAAATGCTCCAGTCAAGACAGAAGGTGCTGCAGTTAGTTATGATGAAGCTACCCAGCAATGGACAGCTCGTTATCAGCACGAAACTGTTGCGCTTGCTTTCTCGATTACGGAAGAAGCGGAAGAAGATGGCCAATATGGCTCTCTGGCTGCACGTTATACGAAAGCATTAGCTCGCTCAATGGCTTCCACAAAGGAAATCAAGGCAGCTAACATTTTCAATAACGCCACCTCTAGTAGTTATACTGGTGGTGATTCAGTCGCTCTTTTGAGCACTTCACACCCAACGCGAAATGGCAACCAATCAAATACGTTGTCAACAGCGGCAGATCTTTCAGAAACTTCTCTTGAGTCGATTCTGATTGACATATCTAATATGAAGGATGACCGAGGATTGCGTGTTGCGGCACAAGGCACTCGTCTCATCATTCCTACAGCATATGTCTTTACTGCTGAGAGGCTTCTTGAGTCTCAACTTCGCTCCGGGACTGCCGATAACGACATTAACGCGATTCGCTCTGGCGGTTATCTACCGCAGGGCTATCACGTTATGCGTCGTATTTCTGATTCGGATCGCTGGTTTATCCAAACGGATGTTCCGGATGGATTAAAAATGTTCCAGCGCTCTGCGATGAAAAAAGGCATGGAAGGCGATTTCGAAACTGGAAATGTTCGCTATAAAGTTCGTGAACGATATTCGTTCGGTTGGACTGATTGGCGTGGTGTTTTCGGTTCTGAAGGCGCATAAAAAGGATAGGAGCCACCAAATTTTGGTGGCTCCGCTCTTTTGATGGCAGAGGCAAGAAAAAGAACAGGCGAGCTTGGAGCACTAAATAATATTGGTGCAAATAACTCACAAATAGACGACGAACGTCTCACAAGGCAGTCACACCCTGAACAATCTATTGTTCCTTTTATAGAACAGGCAAAAATCAGCTCTTATGATCCATCGAAAAAAGATGAGATTGCTTATCGGCTCGCTGAAATTGTAGGCTCCGGGGATCGTTCATCTGTTCAAAGGGCGAGAAAAATTCTCGATTCTGCAGAACATATCTACGACTGGGGGACACTTCCCCTTTACTTTACACAGGCAGCACCTTTTGCTGCTGCCTTTGATATAGCCAGAGGTGTTGCTAATAAAGAGCCTTGGGATGTGCTTCTTGGCACTTGGGGAATAAGCAGACCACTTAAATCAATGCCAGAGCTACTTCCCCCTGGAATGGAGAAGAAACTCGGTCAGGTATTTGGTTCTGGTGCTATTACGCAAGGCTTATTAGATTTCTTTGCAAGTTTAAAGGGCAAATCAGAAACAAAAAAGCGAAGAGTTACGCCATTGCAAAGGCTTCAGAATATAGATTTATCTGCCTTATGAAATTTATTTATACTTTCTGGACAAGGAGATATCAAGTAAGGTAAATCACTGGGATGTAAAATTTCTTTAGAGACTGGCCCAGCAGACGCTATGAAGACTCTAAAGAGCAGTTCTCTCATAGGAGGAGATTATGGGTACGACAAGATTTTCTGGTCCTGTTTTATATAGTGGGAATGGAGCCTCAAATGGCTGGTTCCAAAATCTTCCAATTGGAAATAATCCTGATTATTGCACTTTGATGGATGATTTCACTGGTGTTGATATTGACGACACCGACGATTGGACTAAGGCAGTTCTTAACAGTGGTACGTTGACGTTGCTTGCCGATCATGTTGGTGGCTGGGCAAAGTCTGCGGGCGATGGCTCTACGGACAACTCCGGTGGCTCTATCCAAGGTAATGAAATCTTTATGGCTGAAGCCAGCAAGAATATTTATTTTGAAACTGTTGTTGCGGTAGCTGATGCTGACGATATGGATATGTTTGTTGGTCTTGCTGAAAACGGCACTTTTGCTACTGGCGTTCCATTCACCGCAAACAATCAAATTGGCTTCCTTTTGGTTGAAGGTGCGGCGGATATTTATTTCAATTGTGACAGTGGTGGCACAGAAACCAAAACCGATACTGGGATAGATTTTGCAGATGGTGCGGAATCAAGTTCAAATATCACCAACACTCGGACACTTGGTTTTATTGTCAAGGGCACAGGTCAAGTTGAAGCATATGTTGATCGCCAGAAAGTTACGACAACAACTGCAAATATTCCAACTTCGGCATTGACTCCTTGGTTCTGCGCGATGTCTGGAACAACTACAGCGGACGCAGCTTGGTGCGACTATATTTTTGTTGCCGCCCAGCGAAAGACCTCTGGCATGACTCAATTTGGTTCTCCTGTTTGAGGTGAATGATGGCAACTAAACCAAAAAGAAGGGCAGGAGCCAAAAAGGCTCCTGCTAAAGTCAGGCAAAAGAAAATTCCTATTCCTGGAAGTGCCATTTACAAATCTATGGTTCTGTCTGGCCAGATAAAGCCTAAGAAGGAGAAGTAAATTATGGCTGATATCACTACTTCGACCAAAATTAGTGAAAGTGATCGGCAGGTAGTTTACGCATTCCAGTATCAATATATCGATGGTGGAAATGAATCGGCTGTTTCTAAAGTTGATGTTTCTGCTTTGGCCAAAAATTCAGATGGCTCAAGTTGTGCTGCTGTGCGAATTGTCGAGGCTTGGTGGACAATATATGGCATGACTGTTGAAGTTCTTGCAGATGCAGATACCGATGTTATCATGTTGCATCTTGATGAAAATCAATCAGGATACCAAGACTATACCGTTTTTGGTGGCCTTCCTAAAACAACAACCTATGGAAGCAGCCCAACTGGTGATATAAAATTCACAACCACTGGTGCTGGCGCGACAACAGATGCATACCAAATAGTTTTGAGGATGATCAAAGAGTATTGATAAATGGCAACTTCAGGCACTGTAGCTTATAGGCCAAATATTGAAGAGCTTATTGATGAGGCTTTTGAGCGTTGTGGCATTGATCCGCAAACGCGAACAGGTGGCCATGCAACAAGTGCCAGAAGAAGTCTAAATCTCTTATTTTCTGAATGGTCAAATCGTGGCTGGAATTATTGGACTTTGTCTTATAAAACAGTGACTCTTGTTGCTGATCAAGCAACGTATACTCTTGATGCTGGCCTTGTTGATATTATTGATGTTGTTTATCGTAAGGTTTCCGGTTCAACATCAACAGATCAACCAATGATTAGAGTTTCAATTTCTGAATATAACCAAGTTCCAAATAAGACAGACAATGGCGTTTCATCACAGTATATGATTGATCGCCAATACACTCCGACAATGACTGTTTGGCAAGTTCCTGATAATGCAACAGACTCAATTCGCTATTACGGAATATTTCAGCCTGATGATATCACTGCTTCTAATCAAGATGCTGATATTCCATATCGTTGGACAGATGCTTTGTGTTCTGGCCTTGCAGCAAAGTTATCTGTTAAATTTGCACCAGAGAGATCCCCTGATTTGATGGCACTTTATGAAAGATCTTTTCAGTTTGCATCCGATGAAGAGGGTCCGAATGTTCGGCTTCGAGTTAAACCAACAGGATTGAATATTTACTGATGCCTGTGTATGCAAAAGGAAGAAAATCTGTTGCGATAAGTGATCGCAGTGGCTTTCGCGTTCCTTACAAAAATTTGCGTACAGAGTGGAATGGATCTCGGGTTGCCCCGGATGAATATGAAGAAAAGCATCCCCAGTTAACACCTCCTAAGAATGTAATAGATGCAACAACTCTTTTCAAGCCAAGGCCAGATAATGATCCTGAAAATATTTCCATTTTTATCGGCTATAACTGGTTTAACACAAATGAAACAACCTTAGATTCAACCAAGTATGAAAAGCCTAATGATTTATCATCAAGAGGAACTGTTGGTTTTGTAGAAGTTGAAACTCCTGTAGAAGTTGATGTTTCCTCTGTCCACAATCAGGCTTCTGTTGGGACTCCGGTAATTGAGGCTTCAATTACTGAGACAGGAGTATCGGGAACAGGAGCTGTAGGAACTGAAACATTTGAAGTAACGCTCACTGAGACAGGAGTAGCGGGAACGGGTGCACTTGGGGCATTTGGTGAAAGCGATGGTGCCAATTTAACTCTTAGCATCACTGAAACAGGAGTAGCGGGAACGGGTGCTACAGGAACTGAAAGTGTTGATGTTGATAATCCGTACTGGGGACATGGTACTTGGGGAAATGGCTCTTGGGGACAATAAATGAATTACAGTGCACTTGTAACGCAAATTAAAAATTTCTTGGAGGATGATTCAACAGAGTTTTCTAACTCTATTGATGCAATCATAGACCAAGCTGAAGCTATTATATTTCAAAGGTTGCCAAATTTACCAGCCTTTCGAAGTAGTGCAACTGGTAGTCTTGTTGTTGGGACTTCCTCTTATACAATTGCGAGTGCAAGAATAATAAGAAATGTTGCAATTACAGTTTCAAGCAATGTTGTCAATCTCAATCATCGAGTTGACTCCTATTTAAAGGATTATTGGCCAAATGCAAGTACAACCGCGCAACCAATAATGTATAGCACAGACTCAGCATCAACTTCCGGGACGGCTATAACTTTGGCTCCAACGCCAGACTCCACTTATTCTTATGAAGTTGAGTATGCAGCCCCAGCAACAGGATTGTCTTCTTCGACAACTACAACTTGGCTTGGGGACAATGCTGAAAATGTTCTTCTTAGTGCTTGTCTCTATGAAGCTAGTTCTTTTCTTAAAGCACCAGAAACGGTAACTTTATACAAATCGCAGTTTGATGAGGCAGTTCAGCTAATGCAACAGGAAATGCTGCGTGATTATGCGTCTGAATACAATGGAGGTATATAATGGCTATAAGTCAAGCAATGTGCACATCTTTTAAGGCTGAAATCCTAGATGAGCAGCACGATCTTGCAGCAGATACAATTAAAATTGCTCTTTATACAAGCAGCGCAAGTCTTGGGGCTGGCACCACTGCTTATTCAACAAGCAATGAAATTTCAGGAACAGGTTATACAGCAGGAGGAGCAACTCTTTCTAGCAAAACTGTTTCTACAACAGGAACAACAGCATATTTTGATGCTGCTGATCCAGAATGGACTTCTGCGAGTTTCACTGCCAATGGTGCTTTGATTTATAATGATACAAATAGCGACAAAGCAATTGCGGTTCTAGCATTTGGTGGTGATTTTACTGTTTCCGCTGGAACATTTAAAATAGTTTTCCCGGCAGCAGGGGCAAATGCGATTATAAGGATCGACTGATATGGCTAGCTCATATACAACAAACTTTTCCATCGAAAAGATGGGGACTGGTGACCAGTCAGGAACTTGGGGAACTACAACAAATCACAATTTCGATATTATTGATCGAATTGGTTCTTATAAGGCTGTGGCGATAACAACAAATGCAGATACGCACACCTTAACTGTCCGGGAGGCATCCCCAGGATCGGGAACGGAAAATCTGCAAGATGGAATGTATCGTGTAATTAAATTCACTGGAGCATTAGACTCAGATTGCACAGTTACAATAGCTCCAAATTCAGCAGCAGCATTTTTCGTTTTTATCAATGCAACCACTGACTCTGGTTCAAGTGGTCCATATTCATTAATATTTACACAAGGATCTGGTGCAAATGTAACAATAGTCAATGGCAAATCAGCTGTTGTTTATGCTGATGGTGCTGGCTCTGGTGCTGCTGTTGTTAATGCTCTTGACAAGCCTCTTTTTGGAACTATTTCGGCAACTTCGGATACTGCTGCTGGTGATGATGCTGCTATAGGTTATACCTCAGCAGAGGGGCTTATTCTTACAGGCCAAGGCAGCACGAATGATGTAACCATAAAAAACGACGCTGATGCTGATGTAATAACAATCGCAACAGGCGGCACGAACGTCGATATTGTCGGAGACGTGACTGCGTCTACGGTGAATGCTGATGGTGATACATCCGCCAGTGATAATGCAGCGATGGGTTACACTTCTGCTGAAGGTCTTATCCTCACAGGTCAAGGCAGCACGAATGATGTAACAATCAAGAATGATGCTGACGCTGATGTAATTACGATAGCAACGGGAGGAACAAATGTTGACATTGTAGGTGACGTTACAGCAGCCACAGTTAATGCCGATGGCGACACCTCGGCCAGCGACAAAGCTGCAATGGGTTATACCGCTGCTGAAGGTTTGATTCTCACAGGCCAGGGATCAACCAATGATGTCACGATTAAAAATGATGCTGACGCTGATGTAATTGAAATTCCGACAGGTGGCACGGATGTTACGGTTGCTGGCAAACTTACTGCTGGAAAAATCTTGTTGGGAAATACGGATACGGATACTTCCAATACGGGTTCTGTTACTCTGGATTTCAGTGCCAATCAAAACTTTGTTTTGACTTTTACCGGCAACGTGACTTTGGCAAATCCAAGCACGGAGAGTGTCGGCCAAGCTGGCATTATTGTTTGTATTCAGGATGGCACAGGTTCAAGAACATTAAGTCTTGGATCTCAGTATAAGACTGTCGGAGATGCCGGAATAACTCTTAGCACAGCGGCAAATGCCGTTGACATTGTGCCTTATTTTGTATCAGCGGCTGATTCAATCCTTATTGGAGCAGTTCAATTGGCACTTTCAGGAGCTTAGTAGACGATGCCTGTTAGCTCGCAATGGTTTGCCAATCCCGGTGTTGCTTACGAGATCGACCAATCTTGTCGATTCAACGACAATGATTCTCCATATCTTTACAGAACCCCAGGATCAGCAGGTAATCAAAAGACCAATACGATTAGTTGTTGGGTTAAACGAACTAATCTTGGACTAGGAAACAGCATTGCGATGTTTTCTGCGGCGGCAGGAAGCTACGGTTTAACATGGTACATTGATAGCTCAGAGACTGATCTTAGTCGTGAACGATTAAGTCTATCAGATGGATCTCAAAATCTTTGGCTAGCAGATGATTATAAACTGCGTGACCCAGCGAGTTGGTATCATTTTGTTTTTGCAATGGATACAACGCAAGGTACTCAATCCAATAGGATGAAGGTATATATTAACGGCGAATTGATTACAGCAGATACGAATGCTTTGAGTGAAAATACAGACTATGCCTTCTTTGATAATGTCGTAAATCGCATTGGAAGCTGGACACCCAGCGGTGGTGCGGCAGGGCGTTACATGGAAGGCTACATGGCTGAAGTTCATTTCATTGATGGGGCGCAAAAAGCAGCCAGTGATTTTGGTAAAACTGATTCTGCAACAGGCCAATGGATACCTATTGAATATGCAGGAAGTTATGGTACGCAGGGTGCTTACTTAGATTTTGCAGCATCTGGCGATTTGGGAAATGATGTCTCCGGAAATAACAATGATTGGAGTACGAGTGGATTAGCATCAGCAGATAAGGTAACGGACACTCCAACGACTAACTACTGTACCATTAATCCATTAAGTTACGACAGTTCGCAGATAACGCTCCAGGACGGAAATCTAAGGGCGTCGTGGAATACCCCAAATGGGGATGGTGGCACTGCCGCTAATTGCACTTTCAATATTACAGATTTCAAATGTTATTGGGAATTTCAGGCATCTGGTAGCTCAGTTAATTATGGCCTTGGCATAGCAAATACGCCAAACCAGTGGAGAAAAGCTCATCTTGATTCGACCACACCATTTGCACGAATGCGTTATGGAATTTCAGATGCTTCTACAGCAGACATGCAAGTTACCTCTGGTGACGGTTCTGTAACTAGTACAGGTGTTAACGCAGTAACAGGTTCTGAAGTTGGTATGATGGCTTTTGATCCTGATTCTGGAAAGTTCTGGGTTGGTCAGGATGGCACTTGGTTTAATTCTGGTGATCCTACAGATGGGTCAAACCCACAAGGAACATGGACTTATTCTGGTGATACTTTTGTAAACCTGTCAGATTATAGTAGTGCTGAAGCTGGTGATGTTACTTTGAATTTTGGTCAAACTGGTTTCGCACACACGCCACCAACAGGATATAAGGCATTGAACAGTAGTAATATGACAAACCCAACAACTGCTGATCCAAGTGCATATTTTCAGACTACGTTGTACACAGGTAATGGTTCAACTCAATCTATTGACCAAGGTGAAAACAAATCGTTCGAACCTGATCTTGTCTGGATAAAGAATCGTGATGCTGCTGATTCACACATCTTAACTGATGCCGTTCGTGGTGCAACCAAAGTAATTAATAGTGATGCATCTGCTGCTGAAGTCACAGATGCAGATACTCTCACAGCTTTTGAGTCTAATGGTTTTGCTCTTGGAGATGATGATAAGGTCAACACAAACACAGAAAAGTATGTGGCTTGGCAATGGTTAGAAGGCACAACGCCTGGATTTGATATCGTAAGTTTCACAGGTAATGCTACTGCCCGAACAATCTCACATTCCTTGGGCGTAGCTCCAGAAATGATATTTGTTAAAAATCTTGCCGATACTGATAGTTGGGCAGTGTATCATGCTTCTAATACTTCTGCCCCTGCGACGGATTATCTAAGGCTCGATACAGCCGATGTGACTGCCGATGATGCAACAGTATGGAACGATACTGCACCTACAAGTTCAGTATTTAGCGTTGGAACCTCCAGCTTAACGAATGGTAACACTGAGGCGATGATCGCTTATTTGTGGGCTAGCGTTGCAGGCTTTAGCAAAATTGGAAAGTATGTGGGAACTGGTACGATCACAAATCATGCGGGTGCTTATGTTTATACTGGATTTAGACCAGCTTTTTTCTTGTTGAAGAACACAACTTCAGGTGAGTCTTGGTATATATTTGATGATCAGCGACTTGGGTATAACGCAAACAGGACATATCTTATCCCTGACACAAATGCGGTAGAAACAACCGCTTCTGTTGATGCAAGAGATAATGATTTCCTTTCTAATGGGGTAAAAATACGAACCACTAACGGTGCAATGAATTCAGATGGCGTAGTTTATGTATATGCGGCGTTTGCCCATGCTCCATTCAAAACTGCCAATGCGAGGTAAATTAAATGTTTAAATATAGCGGCAGAACAATTCATCCCGGTCGATCTTGGACCGATGATAATGGTATAACGCATCCTTCCAATTGGCATATCTGGTCCAATAGTGAAAAAACTGCGGCGGGTGTGACCGAAATCGTAGAGGAAACACCACCAGATTCACGACTTTATATTTGGTCGCAAAATGCTGATGGCACCATTAATAAAACAGCCAAAAGCCTAACCGACAGTGGTTCCGGGGATACGCTTGTTTTAGGTGTCAAATCATCTTTAAAAAATACAGTCCAGTCTCAGCAGTATTCGTTATTGGCTGAGACAGATTGGGCGATTATTCGTAAAGCTGACAAGGGAACGGCTATTCCGAGCAACATCCAGACTTGGCGGGATGCCATTCGCACAAAAGCGACGGCGATGGAAAATGCGATTGACAATGCATCAAATACAGATGCTGTTGCTGCTTTATTTGTAACATACGATGCGAGCGGAAATAAATCTGGCATTCTTTACGATTGGCCTGAGTTTGAAGATTGATAAATGGTAACAACGAAAGACGTCGAAGCGCACTTAAATACGCATGAAGCAGTTTGTGCTGAGAGATGGAAAGAGACAATAGAACGCATAAAAAGACTCGAACTGATATTAATAAGCTCCGCTGGGGCAGTTATTCTTTTGATGGCTGGAATGCTTTGGAAAATATAAAATGAATGTAGATCGACTTATATCACAACTTAAAGTTCACGAGGGGACTCGCTCTAAAGTCTATTTAGACACCGAAGGAATTGAAACCATCGGTGTTGGAAGGAATCTTAGAGACAGAGGATTGTCTGACGACGAGATAGAATTTCTGCTGGCTAATGATATTCGTGATTTCCAGGAAGAAGTTGATCGAACATTTGGCTGGTGGTCTGATTTGGATGATGTAAGGCAAAGAGTAATTGTTGATATGGCCTTTAATATGGGCCTCGGTTCTCTTAGCAAATTTAAAAATACTTTGGGACACATAGAGGCTGGCAGATATGAAGAGGCTTCTGTTGAAATGTTGGATTCAAAGTGGGCACGCCAAGTAGGAAATCGGGCGCAGTGCCTCAGCAACATGATGAAAACAGGAGAAGACAATGACCACTAAGAAGCCAGCCAAAAATAAAAGTAAAAAGAAATCTCTCCAAGAAGGATCGATATATGACAAGTATGATGTCGATGGTGACGGCGTGGTTACTGACGAGGAATTGGCAGCAATTAAGGCCATTACAGAAACTGAAGCTGCTGAAGAAAAGGCGGATGCTCAGAGACGCATGGCGTGGATTTCGTTATTGGCTATGCTTGTATTTACTTGTATGGTATTCATGCCTATTTTCCCTGATAGTCGCATCAAGGCTTTAGCAGATTTATTTGGGCTTTTTTACATCGGCATGGCTGGTGTTGTTGGAGCTTATATGGGCATGACTGCTTATATGAGTGCAAAAAAATAATGTGAGATTTAAATAGTGCCACTGCAGTCTTTAAATATAAAACCTGGAATCGTCACAGATGTTGATGAATACACAGCTGCAAAAGTTGGGCCATATTGGGTTAATGGTGACAAAGTTCGTTTTGTCAATGGTCTTCCTCAAAAAATAGGTGGATGGCAAAAAGAAACAACAAGCCCAACAACAGCAACATCTAGTACAAATTTATCAGCTGGAATTTGCAGAGTCATCAGAAATTGGCGTCTTGTTGATGGCACAGATGTTCTTGCCGCAGGAACAGAGAAGCAGCTTCTTATCCTTACAGGTGGGACTTGGTATGATATAACGCCAACTCGCGCATCTGCCACGCTTGGTGCCAATCCTATAACAACATCTAGTGGCTCGTCAACTGTGACGGTGACGCATACAAGCCACGGAGCAGACACTGGCGAGATTGTTTCTTTCAGCGGAGCAGCAGCTGTTAATGGAGTGACTTTGAGTGGTGCTTATGCATTGACAAAGGTTGATTCTAATTCTTATACTGTTGTTGATTCTGCCACTGCCTCCGGTTCAGGTTCTGGTGGAGGAAGTTCAGTTGTTGCAGCTTATTTGATTGGATATACAGAGGGTTTGCTTGAGCCAACAGCAGCATTGGCACTTGGTTGGGGGACAGGCACTTGGGGATTGAGTACATGGGGAACAGCTCGCAGCAGCTCGAGTGTTACCCTTGAATTGAGCCAGTGGAGCTTTGATCTATGGGGTGAGGACTTAATTGCCACTGTCCATAATTATAACAGCTATGTTTGGGATGCGAGTGCAGGTGTTGCAACTAGAGCGACTCTTATAAATGAAGCAGAAATAACAAAAACTAGATTTACGACAGTCTCGTTCCCGGATCGCCATTTAATTGCACATGGGACATACAACACATCAACATCATTGCAAGACAATATGCTTGTAAGATGGTCAGACCAAGAGGATTATACGCAATTCACAGCAGCAACGACAAATTCTGCTGGGAGCCAAAGGCTCCAAGTTGGTACAAAAATAATGTCTGCTGTGGCTACTCGTGAAGCAACATTTATTGGTACTGATGAAGCGATGTATGAGATGCAATTTGTTGGTGCGCCATTTATATTCTCTTTCCGGTTGCTTGGAACAGGTTGTGGGCCAATTTCTCAAAGATCTGTGGTAAACGAATCAGGCAATGTTTACTGGATGGGAAGGAGTAATTTCTTCACTTTCGATGGCCAAGTTAAAGAACTGCCATGCCCAGTTCAATATTACGTTTTTGATGATTTGAACCAACAGCAACAGCAAAAAATATTTGGTGCCATAAATCGTAAATTTCAAGAGATATTGTGGTTTTATGCTTCCAATGATGCTGCTGATGATGAGCCTGACAAATATATTACTTATAATTTTGAAACAGGCACGTGGACAATTGGTTCGTTACAGAGAACTGTTTGGCATGATCAGTTTGGAGTCAGAACTGTTCCATATGCTGTTGACAAGAGTGGATATCTTTATAAGCATGAAACGGGGACGGATGATGATTCGTCTGCGATGACTTCTTTTATTGAAAGTTCAGCGGTTGAATTTGATGTTCAGAATTCACCAGACGGAACAAATCTGTTCATGATTGATAAGGTTATACCTGCTGGATCAATAACAGGATCCATTGCTTTGCTCGTTAAATCAAAGAAATATCCTTTTGATGATTCTGAAATAAGCAAAGGTCCGTTTACTATTGAGTCCGATACAACTAAGGTAAGTTTGCGTGCAAAAGGTAGACAAATGAAGGTCAGGCTAACAAGTTCTGCGATAAGCGATAATTGGGAACTCGGGACATTTAGATTTAATTTAAGACCGGATGGCACAAGATGACTATTAGGCAAGGAAGGCTCCCATCTCCACCATCAGAATATGATCAAAGATGGGCAAACCAACTAACCAACCAGCTTGAACAAAATATTTCTGCGACAAATCTTTCTGCATCTTCAGATCGCTACACAGTAACAAATGTGACAGCAGACAGAACTCTTGATGCAGACTCAACATCAACCGCTGAACTTGCTGATGTTCTTGGCACTCTAATAAATGACCTTAGAGATAGAGGAGTTTTGGGATAATGGCTTCATTTGACAAGAGTCTTGTTCGCGATGGTTTTGAAGCATTCCCAGTCTTTGGGGAAGAGTTTGTGTCATCAGAGAATAATCAGGAAGACAGTTCCAATGTCATGCCTGTTTATCAGATAAAGCAAACTCCTCCTGATCTTGGCGAAACAAAGCTCCAGGACGTATATGGAACAGGCGCAATGCCAATGTGGGAATTCGTCAGGAAAATTCAAACTGGCGAAGCAACATTTGATCCAGAAAATCAATTCCATCAATCAGCGGCTGAATATCTTGCAGATGCTTCTGATGAGGAGTTTATATCAAGAGGATTTGATCCAGGAATTAAAGGTGAAATTGCACAGTTGGCTGGAGGCATCACACAAGCAGCAATAGGCCAAGCTGGCGCACAGATGGCAGCCGAGGGACTCCAAACAGGTCTTGGCTCAATTAAAGAGGCTTTTAGGCCTGAAATTCTTACGAGAACATTTACAGAGGGATTTCCAGGGCTACTTCCAAGTCGCCCAAATGTACAATTAGGTCCTGCTGCAAAGACTCTTGAAGGTGCCACTCAAGTTGGAGCCAGCCTCCCGGCAAATCATAGCCTTATTAGTCCGGCGACCTATAGAGATTTAGGTGGACTCCAAACATTCGGTCCAGTAAATATGGCAGGTGCTAATGTGGTAGTGCCTACAAATTCTCTTAAACTTGCCAATATTACTGCCAACAAAAATCCAATGTCTAGCTCTATAGTATCTCGAGCACCAGATCCTCCTGGGATGTTTAGTACAGAACCCGGTGGTGGTTTGGCTCCTTACACTCCAGGAATTGGACAAGTTGGGTTGAATTTTGGAATCGCATTCGGAGTAAATATGGCAATGGGCATGAAGCCTAAAAAAGCTGCCAAAGGTGCTGCGGCATCTGCCGCTGGAGGAGCAGTTGGTGCTTTTGCTGGGGGTCCTATTGGTGCTATGGTTGGTAGCACAATCGGCGGCATGGTTGGTGGCAGAGTTATTTGCAATGAACTTTGCAGACAGGGCTATTTAACCAGAAAAGAGGTAATTCTTGATTATGCATATACAAGAGATTACTTTACTCCGATTCATGTCAATGGGTATCATTTTTGGGCATTGGGTGTTGTAAGGAGCTTAAGAAAAAATAAACGTGTAAAATTTTGGCGACACCTTGCAAAGCATCGTGCTAATTATGTATCTTATGTCTATGGCAAAAGAGATAAACAGGACTATCTTGGCAAATTCTATAATTTCGTAGGGGCAAATGCTTGTTATTTTATAGGTTTGTTCTGTAAGCGAACTGACTGGTCTGTTCTTTATAAACCAAAGGAGATTTAACAATGGCAGATGTTCCACCAATGATGACAGAAGAAGAAATGATGGCTATGGCAAATGCTCCTGAGCCAACAATAAATCAATCAATTGGCCCGGAAGGTGCGGCTGGTATGTTGCAGCCTGATGAGGACATTCAAGTTGTTCTTTTGTCAAGGCTTGAATCGCTAACTCCGGAAGAATTGATGATGCTTGATTCTATGATTGATAGCAACACAGCGCAAATTCTTCTTAAGATCTTACCGGAACTTCAACAATTGATGGACATGTTTCTTTCTCAAGGAGGAGGTGGACAACCTGCAGGTGCATTATCTGGGATGTAATAAATGAGCGTGAGGCAAGCAACAATTTTTGATTGTTCTTATATTTGCGCAATGCTTTATAGAATGCATGAAGAGTCTGAATTTGATTTGGATAAAATTAATGCAAAAAAGCTCTCGGAGACTGTTCTTGGTATTATAAATAATGGAGTTGTTTTTGTCGCTATTGACGAGGATGAACGAATTATTGGGTCTGTCGGAGGATCATTTTTCTTTGAGTGGTGGTCTGATGAAAAAATTCTCGGAGATTTGTGGTTTTATGTTTATAAATCGAATCGGTCGTCAACAGCAGCAATCGACCTTATTCGGAGATTTATAAAAGCTGGCAATGGTGTTAAAATGAAACTGGGTCATATTTATAGCGGAGATCTTGAAAGAAAAGACAAGTTTTACGAGAGACTTGGCTTGAAAAAAGCAGGATCAACATATGTCATGGAGACAATTTGATGGGTGGTCTTTGCACGAAGAATGTTGAGGTCCTTCCGGATCCAAAATCGGTCTTAAAAGACACAGAGATCCCGGAATGGGTATCGGCTGGTGGCCAGCAACTTTTCCAGCAAGCAGCCGAGCTTTCCAGCGGTGATTTTCCATTATTCCCCGGTCAAAGAATTTCAACTTATCAGGACATAGCTGATCCTGACAAACTTTCTAAATTGACGGGTCGTGAACAAAGAGGATTGCAACTTCTTGAGGACAGGTCAGGTGCTTACCAACCTTATGCTGAAAGGGCGACAGAAGTTGCCTCTGAAATTGGAGGTGAACGGCTCGCAGCAGAAACTCTTGCTCCTGAGGCATTTGGTGCTGCTCAATACAGTCAATATGCTCCAATTTATTCAGAAGCAGTTAGACCAGCACTTGAAGATGTTTCCGAAAGCTATGCCAAGCGTCGTCGTGATCTTGAGTTACAGGCAGGACAAAGGGGTGCGTTTGGTGATAGGATGGGTCTTGAAAGTGCGGAGCTTGCCCGTGGAGAGGCACGCGAAAGAGGAAAACTTTTATCTGAGGCTGGTCGCGGAGGTCTTGAATTCTCGGCAGCACAATTTGAAAGAGATCGGGCAGCTAGAGAAAGAGCATTTGAGATTAATAGAGCTGGTCGCGAGAAATCATTTGATCTTGCTCAGGCCAGTCGTAAATTAGAATTAGAAGCCATGGAGCGCATGGGTCCAGCAGTTCAAGGACTCGTTCAGCAAGAAGCCCAAGGACTTATAGGTGCTGGCGAGGCAGAGAGAACACTTGATCAACAGGCTCTTGAAATGGCATACAGAGATTATGTTGAGCAAAGGGAATATCCTTACACAGCCTTAAATTTTGCACTTGGGGCATTGAAGGGGCTGCCATACGAAACTCGCGAATTTACTATGCAACGTGGCGGTAAATTTATAGAAACTCCAAGTGTTTATGGCCAAACTATGGGTGGCCTTGGCGCACTCGCAACTGCTTATAAACTCATGGGGGGCTAAATTATGATAGTACCAAGTCGTCCAGCGCGGTCATTAGCGATTGAACGTGAGCGGATGAGGAATAGCCTTATCGCCGATGCTGATCCAAAATGGACTCTAGAGGATCTTCTAAGAAAGGCAACGGGATACCGGGACATCCTTATTCGTAGAGGCCTCCCGACAGACAATCTAGAAGATAAGGATGTTCGTCGTTTCTATGATGCTGGATTGCCGCCTAAACAAATAAGTGCCACGTTGGATCAGATTTTAGAACACCATAAAGCAATTTCTAAAGACCCGAATTATGAAGGCACTGTAACAGATCCTGTTTGGTTTGACCAGCGGATCAAGGATTTGCAAGAATATGGTAAAAAATCTGGTACACCATATCCTATGTTTCCTAGAGCTTATGATGATTTACCATATTTCATAGATCCGGATGAAACTCCATTGCCTTTGCCTCTTGGTGAATATTCTGCTCGTCTTGATCGCGATAGAAGGTTATCCGAAGCAGATCTTCTTGCTCGAAAAAAATTAGATGTTGAGCATCTTCAAAAACAGAAGTTGACACCTGTAAAATATGGATATTCTTATCCTGGAAGAGGTGGTCAAACTTATTATCAGCCAGAATCAGAAGAATTCAAATTCCCTCCGGAGAGCAATCAAGTGAATACACAGACGCCAGCCCTAGCAAAAGTAGGAGGAGCTGTCCCCCCAGCTCCTGCCGCCACCACCCTAAACGCTGCTAGGGCTGGCAACCTCGGGGCTGCTGGAAATATAAATGCTGCGCTAATTAACAATAAGTATGGTGCTTTGTTAAATCAAGCTAAGTTAATTGGCCGACATTTAGCTCCGCAAAAGATAGATGATCAAAAAGACAAGTGGCTGACTGCATTTCAATTTTTTACAAATATGGCAGCAGCAGCAAGCGAGCCAGGAGCCACAGCAATTGGGGCAATGGGCAAGGCTGGAGCTGCAACCGTTGAGACACTTATTGAAGAGCGTAAACAAAAGCGTGCAGAAGAATTAGCATCAACGAAGATGGGTGTGGGTCTTATAACTGCTTTGGGTAAACCGAGACCATTGAAAGTTGGTGCACAGCACGGTGAGCAAGCAAAATATATGAATCCAAAAGAGGCTGAAGAATATTTACTAAACAAGGGTCTAGATCCTAATAGTCCAAATCTTCCAAGATTGATCAAAGCTCTAAAACCTCCAACTGATAGTATGCTTGGGAAAAATGTTGTAAATGCAGATGCATTTGTGCAAATGATACCAATAGTTCAAGCCGGTAAAATTGTTGATTTCAATTTGACTTCAATGGTTAACCCAATACCAAGATCCGCTGCCTATTTCAGGAAAAGAATGGCTGATCTTGCAAAAGACGATAAAATGGTTGACACGCTCACCCAAGTCCTTCCGCAAGTTAAAACAGGTTTGAAAGTCATTCTTAATGGGGAGGTTTCTACTGGTATCTTGCCTAGCCTTATTCTTCCTTTGGAACAAATGTGGTATGAAGCATTCGGAACTAAAGTTCCAGAAAAAGTAAGTCAAGCTCGAACTCTTGAGTCTTTGTCAAACTTCCTTGCTCCAAAAATGAGGCCAAAAGGATCAGGTTCAACTTCTGATATGGAATTTGATGCATATAGAAAGGCCATTCTCGCTCTTAAGAATCCAAGACTTACAAATTACCTTGCCTTATATTCATTTTTGAAAACACAACAAAATTCTGTAAAGGCTAATAGTCTTGAGAAAGAGATTTTGGTTGGAGGTGGAACTCCAGACGACGTTCGCAAAGCTGTAGAAAAAATGAACTTGTCATTATTTGAATCATATAAAGGTGATCCAAAGGACAACGATGCTTTAAATAAATGGTATAAAAGCCTTCCCAGAGGAGCAGTGATTTATAATATTGATTCTGAAGGTAAAAAATTATATCCGACAAACAGTGCTAGAAAACCAGTTGGATTATTCATAGTTAAAGGCTGGAAAGAAATATGACAAATGTAAACGTTCTTCCTGATGGTGCGATTGATACTGCAGGTGCAAATAGAGATGTTGGTAAAGTAGGCCAACAATCTTCTGTTGAGGTACAGGAACTTGATTGGTCAGAAAGACTCAACCTTGCATTGGCAGGTGCGCTTTACAATTTCAGTGATGAGGCATGGGCTGCAGTGAGATCTTTTACTGATTCTGAGCTTTCTTATGATAAGGCTATCGAACAAGAACGTAAGATTTTGGATGAAGCTCGAAAGAAAGATCCAACTGGTGCGTTAATTGCTGAAATGGGTGGTGCAATTTTGCCATCAATTTTTGCTATGCTATATTCCGGAGGAACGGCAACTCCAGCTCTTGTTGCGAATTTGCAAAGGATTGCAGCTGCTGGAGCTAAAACAAAATTTGGTCGTGCAGGAAAGTCAATTGCAGTTGGTGCTGCTGAAGGCCTTGTTTCTGGGACAGGTGCTGCAAAAGGAGACCTTACAGATCGTGTAACAGACACAGGAACACTTATCTCTACAGGAATGGGTGCTGTGGCCAGACCACTTTTACAGGGTGCTGGTACTCTTCTCAAAAAGGGTGCTGGTGTTATTGCTGATAGAAATATTATACGAAAAACATTACGAAGTCTCGGCAAAGCAGAATCGGCGGAGCTTAACAGAATAATTGAAGAGACAGGTCTTTCTATTGATGATATACTTCGTCGTGTTACAGAGGGTGGCACCCTCGGTGATATGTCCGATTCAACAAGACTGGCATTGCGTGTCGCATATTACAATGCGGGTAAAGGTCGTGAAGCAGTTGCAGATACTGTTGTAAGGCGTGGAACTGAAAAGCCAGCACAAGCAATGGCAGAAATTCAACAGGGTCTGGCACCCTCCGGAGCAGTTGTTGGAACATCCCCAGGATTGCTTCAAGGTGGTGGCACTGGAAATATATTAAAATATTTCGGCGAAGGAATTAAGAAACTTGAAGCTGATGAAAGCAAAGCATACAACAAAATATGGGCCAGCGGAATAACCTCCGAAGAACTTAATTCTTCTGCTTTAAAAATTTTAACACAACAGAAAAAAATAAGGGAATATATAGATGAATTGTCTGAAGCAGAAGGATTAAAGCAATTTTATAAAATAAACAAAGATACAGGTGTTCTCGAGTTAACAAGAGATGTCGATTTAGAAGTTGGGGAAGTTATTAGGCGTGCTTTAAGTGACAAATCTAATGCAGCCTATACAAGTTCCCTGCCGAATCTGGGAAAGGCTATTGGCAACCTAGAGAAAGGCTTAAGAAAAATTCTTGATGATGTCTCTCCAGATCTTAAAAATACTCGTGCTCAGTGGGCGGCGATAAGATCCTCGGCTGATGCTTTTGATCAAGGAAGTAAAATTTTAAAAAGTTCTGCTGATGAGGCGCAAGTTATATTTGACAATATTGCTGCAAAAGGTGATGATGCAATTGCTGCTTTCCGTCTGGGTTATGCAAGTTCACTAAGGAACAAAGCAACAGCGAGCAATGTAACAACTCTTTTCCGTACTATGAAAGACCCCACCCGTAAAGAGCAAATAATATTAAACATGATATATCCTGGCGACTCTCTGGATGAAGCTATCAAAAAGATAAATCTTGCTGATGCAGCAATTCAAACTCGCAATAAAGTTATGGGACAATCTATAACAGCAGCCCATCAAGCAGCTGAAAGGAAAATGGGCACATCAAGCGCAATTGTAAATCTTGTTGAAATGATAATATCCCCAATAAGAGCACCGGGTGCTGCATTCAGACTAATAAGAGATCTTATTGGAAAACAAACGGACAATTTATCTCCCGATCAACAAACGACAATAGCCAAAATGCTCGTTGAAGAAGATCCTGATGTCCTGCGAAGAATTCTTCGAAATGAAAATCTTCTTTCTGGACTTGCCAAGAAATACAACCAGATTGCTGATGCGATGATTTCTGGTGTGTCTCGTGGAGTAACAACAACAACAGCAGCTGATATTCAAAGGGGAGAATCTCCGAGAGCAATACAATCCATTATTTCTGGGATGAGTCCAAAAGCACAGGAATTGGTTCTCAAAGAAACTAGCAGGGTGATTCCAAGAAATTGATCAAAGTATATTTGTTCATTGTTGTTCTCGGATTAGTTGGAGGTGCTGTTTATGGAGGATACTATTACTATAAAGATACTCAGCATCGCATACAAATTTTAACAACGAATAATGCTAAACTTGAAACCGCAAAACAACTGCAAGATGAAACAATACAAACGCTAGTTGAGGATGCCACAAAATATCGGAAGCTAAACAAGGATCTTGGCAAAAAATTACAAGCTGCTGATGAATATCGTAGTAAGCTAATTGGCAAATTGCGTAAGCACAATTTGACCAAGCTGAGTCAGCAAAAACCAATGCTTGTGGAGAAGAAAATTAATCGTGGTACAAAGAAACTTTTTGACAGCTTTAAAAGGATTACCTCTTCTGCTGATGCTCCTAAGCCTAAGCAGCTGCGGAGGGTGGAATCCTCTAAAAAAAATTGAAGTGAAAACAGTTCAAGTTGATCGTGTAATTCCAACTCAGAATAGACCACGTTCTCTAGATCTTCACAACATAACTTGGTTCGTGGTCACTGATCAAAATTTTGAGCAATTTAAGAAACGATATATCAAGCAAAGCGGTTCATTTTTATTCTATGCCATTAGTGTTCGTGATTACGAGACACTTGCCATCAATATGGCAGACATCAAACGCTATATAGAGCAGCAAAAACAAATCATAATTTATTACGAAAAAGCTGTCGCTCCCAAGCCAAAGCCTGTTAAGGCTAAAAAGAAATAAGTGAGTGTCATGCGGCCAAGTGCTCTTTTTATTATTATTCTGGTTCTGGCAATTGTCATCAGCATATCCTATCCATTTAAAGTTTGGAGTGCTGATACAAATACTGTCTCATCAACAGTGGTGACAGACAAAACGCCACCAACGGCCAATGCGCCCAGTGTGGTGGTCAATAACAACGATGTTTGTCGATCTGGCATGTCGGTCGGAGCGCAAACAGGCTTTGTTGGTCTTTCAACTGGCCTCACTGTGATCGACAAAAATTGTGAGAGGATCAAATTAGCTCGAAGTTTGTTTTTCATGGGCATGAAAGTTGCTGCTGTTTCTATACTTTGTCAGGATCCAAGAGTATTTGATGCTATGAGTATGTCTGGCACACCATGCCCATATAAGGGCAAAATTGGAGCAGATGCTAAAAAGCAGTGGGAGAAAAATTGGAAAGAAGCTCCGGAGGGGAATAGCACATATAAGAATAAAATGGACAAACCTTCCTCTGGTCCGAGTGACAAGCCTCCTGTTGACTTGTTACAATACAAGTATCTTGACGATGATTAAATACCTTGTCCTTGTAGTTTGTTTGCTGGTGTCTCCGGCAATGGCTGAGACAGAAGTTGTAACAGGGCAAGAGACCACGATTAATCAACTACCGGGAATGACCGGATTTACGGCGTCCAGTGGAACCAGCGTTGGCACGGGTCGTGGGTGTGCCATTGGCGAATATTGCACGTCTGGAAAGAACGAGGGTGGTGGCACATATAGTTCCAGCTTCAATTTGCAAAATAACATGACCATTAATCAGATCAACCGTGGATTTGCGATGAATTACGGAATGGATGTCAAGTCACATCCAAGTAATACCACTGTACCGACCTGTGCTGGCAATACGATGGCGGCTTTTGACTGTAAGGATATCTTCAAACTGACGGTTTCCCTGTTTGATGAAAATACAGTCTTGCAACACAAGTTTGAGCATCAGGTTGAGTTGACTTATTCAGGCACACAAACGTATTCGTACTCCCAGACGATTCCAGAGAATACTTATGCAGCTTTGACTGGCAATTTCGAGATGTATGGTATCGATGCGGGATACCCAACGGGATATTATGGCCCTTCCTTCAGCAACCCAGCCCTAACGGCAACATATGATTTGATTACGCTGATCGAGACTGAAATAATCGACATCATTGATCTGGTGGATGTGACACCTCCCGACACGAACATAGACACTGCCATTGTGGACCTTGCACCACCGCCACCTGATCCTGAAGTGCAAAATACAGAGGCAGAAGTTGAAGCTGAGATGGAACAGGACATGGCTCCTTCTGCGCCAGATGGTATGGGTGGCATGACTTCACCTCCTGCTGATCAATCAGCCTCAGATTCTTCTTATGAGGCACCTCCCACTAGTCCAGAACAACAGCAACAACAAGAAGTTCAGCAGGAAGTTGAAACAGAAATGGAACAGGAGATTCAACAGGAAACGGTGGAGCCAGAAACAACTGTCGAGAGCAACGAAACCGAAACAGAGCCCGAACCAGAGACAACTG